AGTCATGGAACACGAATTCAAATTTGAAACAACTACTGGTGCTGGCGACGAGACTGTGCAATGCGTCTTGACATACGAGACTGACGAGGAAGGCACTTACGCTGAGAATCTCAAGTCAATCCACTACCAAGGTGTAGACGTGTTTGCTCTGTTGTCTGATGAGCAATTTGTAGAGATTGAGATGCGTGGCACGATGATGTTGTCAAGCCACTTATTAGCAGAATCAGATCACGCAAAGATTGTCGAGTACGAGCGTGAGTAAACAAGCAGTTTGGATATTGATTGTTTTATCACTAGCGACTTTTTGGTTGCTAGTGGTTTACTTTATAAAGGCTTTGTATGACTAAAGATGAAATCATTGAGATGGCTAAATTAGCGGGATTGGAAATGGACAATAGTTGTGTTCTTAGCCCACAAATTCTTTGGTATATCTACCAAGAACAGCTTGAAACTTTTGCCAAGCTAGTAGCACAACATGAGCGTGAGCGTATTGCTAAAAAATTAGAGCAATTGCCATTTGGTGATACTGCTGCAAGTTTTGCTATTTATGTGAGGGAAGCATGAGTAAAGACGAAGCATTACGCCTTGCATTGGATGCGCTGGAATATCCGGGGCCATCATGGATAGAAGCAAGACAACCCGCCATCACCGCCATTAAAGACGCACTAGAGGCGAAGGATGAGCCTATGGAGTTTTTTGATTGGTACGACAACGCGCATTGGGGCAACGAAGACTTCAAAGAGGGTTGCCACAGAGCGTGGTATGCCGCAATCAAATACATCGCCAAACAAAATCAAGAAGCGAAGGATGAGCCTGTGGCGTGGATGTGTGCCGATGAATCTTTGATTAACAAAGGTTATGCAAGGTTCTCTCATGTTTGCATGGGTGAATGGAAGATTCCTGTCTACACCACCCCACCACAGCGCACATGGGTAGGGCTGACGGCAGAGGAACGAGAGCAAGTGCAATCTGAAAGCTACGGAAAAGTGCCACATCATGTTGCGCTGATTGCTGCAGTTGAAGCCAAACTCAAGGAGAAGAACACATGAGCAAGGGGTCAATTCCTCGTCCGTTTCAAGTAAGCAACCAAGAATACGCAAATAGATGGGATGCCATATTTGGCAGAGACAATGAGAAAAAAGACAAAGCGCAAGATGTGGAATCTGATAGACCCAATAACTCATGCAATAGTGGGGGCATCGATAACACACAGGGACAAGTTGGACAAACTCAGGATGCTTGAGTATTCCGCTTTGGAGTCCATCACTAAGGGCAATGGCACAATCCATGACTGGCGAGTCCTAGTCGATGTTTTAAACCTATCTGAAATGATGGGAAAGAACGGAGTAGGCCCAGAGGTGCTACCTATCTGCGAGAAAGCCCAAGAAAGCCTCCATAAAGCCGCTTTGCGCTACCAAGAGACAATGCAAATGGGATTGGACGGAGAAGGAATCAAAGCCTGTAGAGATTTAATCGAATATGCCGATCTACAGCAAGGAAGTATCTCAAGATCAGAGTTTGAGAGATACATTCAGAAAACAAAAGACTACATTCGTTCACATGGCGACAAGGTGGTAGAAATAGAATGATTCACTATCATGGACTTCCAATAACTCCTGCCACAGTAGCTGTTAAAGCAATTGAGAATGGTCATGCATTTGTATCATTTGCACATTCTGACCAACTTTCAATAGCTATTGAGGTTTGCCAATCCTTTGCTATAGACAATGGCGCATTTTCAGCTTGGCGGTCTGGTAATCCTATAAAAGATTGGCGGCCTTTCTATGATTGGTCACTTAATTTAAAAAAAGTACCATCTTGTGACTTTGCAGTAATTCCTGATGTGATTGATGGAAACGAAGCAGACAACGATGCTTTGTTAAAAGATTGTCCATTGCCTACTTGGTTTGGCGCACCAGTTTGGCATATGCATGAATCACTTGAACGACTTGAGCAATTGGCTAACACCTATGTTCGTGTTTGCATTGGTAGTTCTGGCGAGTTCTCAACAGTAGGAACATCAAACTGGTGGGTAAAGATGAGCCAAGCCATGAGGGTAATTTGCGATGACATGGGAAGACCTGCTTGCAAACTTCATGGTTTGAGGATGCTAGACCCTGCAATCTTTACAAAATTACCATTTTCATCAGCAGACAGTACCAATATTGGCAGAAATGTTGGTATTGATGCGCATTGGAAACATGGAAACTATCTGCCTCCAACGAAAGAAGCAAGGGCAGAAATTATGAGGTCACGAATTGAGGCATTTAATGCACCATCTCAATGGAATTTTTATCAACCAATGGAACAGGAAACACTTTTATGATTTTTGCCTTAATTGCATATGCTGTAGCAATGACTATGGCTAATCTTTTGATAGCTACATTTGGCCCATCAATTAGTCCAATTAACTCATTTTTTCTGATTGGTCTTGATTTGACTTTGCGTGATTGGCTTCATGTCAGACTAAAAACATGGCAAATGGGTTGCTTGATATTGGGAACAGGTGTTTTAACTTATGTACTTAATCCTGCTGCTGGAATGATTGCAGTAGCTTCTGCGGTGTCATTCTTGGTTGCTGCTTTGGTTGATTGGGCTGTGTTTTTTAAAACAACAGGGTCATGGATTAAACGAGCAAACTTGTCAAATACAGCAGGGGCAGTCGTAGATTCTGTTTTATTTCCAACAATAGCGTTTGGTGTTTTGATGCCTGAGATTGTTGCACTTCAGTTTGTTGCAAAAACAGCAGGTGGTGCAGTTTGGTCATTTTTACTACAAAAGTTCCAAAATGAACAACAACCCAACCAAGGAACCAGCAATCAAGGGAGATGAGTTCACTGTTCACGGTACATACTACACAGATCTCAAGGAAGTATCTAAAGTTGAAGAAACTAATGCTGGAGCAAAAATGGGAAGCGTTATCCAAATCACCGGAGGGCCAAACAAGGACAAGTGGGCAATTATTATTCACAGCCAAGACCTTGATAATGCATGTAACACTCACACTGCAGACATAATCAAACACATCCACGAAATCTCTTAATCCCACACTACAATGAAATTAGTCGACTTCCAAAAAATAACCCAAATCCTTGCACGTGAACACAGGATAACAATTCAGGAGGGGCAGAGATGGGCTGCAGACATTAAAAATCGAGTTGTGTTCTACAAGAAGGATGACATTCACAATCTTCCTGAAGAGCACATTCTTGGTTTTATTCTGCATGAAATATCACACATCCACTACACAACCCTTCCCGTTATTACAGACCCGCACAAAGAACTGAAACACAATACGATGAATCTACTCGAAGACATTTCAATCGAACACCTCATTAGCAAAGACTACACTAACGCAGGTGAAATTCTTGAAGGTACTCGAATGGAAGTATTGGACACACTAATCAGAATTCTTCCAAAAATGGAAGCTTCACTGTTCGAAAAATCCTTGCTGTATGCAGCAGCAAGGTTTCATGGCAGAGGATATACACTCGGACTCAACCAATATGAAAACATTGGTACAGAAATATCTAAAATAATGCTTAAGAACGAAGATAAAATCCTCAATCGTAAACAAACAAATGACCTGATGCCACTCGTTGAAGAAATTATTGCAGTCCTTATTGCAAAACTCGGAGAACCAACTGAGAAGGAAAAACAAAACATGTCTAACGAAGTTGGTGGACAAACAAATGCTACAAGAGCTGAGGTTCACGCACAAAGAGAAGTACTTAAAGCACTCAAGGCAGGTAGTGGTTGGATGGAATCACCTTCAATAAGCCATAATATGGAAATGATCAACGAAATTGTTGACCAAACCTCTATGGTTGGAAAGAAAATCCGTTCAACACTAAAAAGAAACAATGCTATGGAATTCGGAGGACGGTTCAGAAGTGGAAAACTACTCGCAAAACGATTAGTCACCACGTTCATCTCAAAAACACGGAATCCATTTGCACGTCGAATCACCAAAAGCAACCAAAGTTATGCATTTGCCATTGCTAGTGATGTTTCTGGTTCTATGTTCAATGATAATAAAGATGCTAACTGTGCTTTAAGTTCCCTTGTTATGGTTGGAGAAGCACTTCGAATGGCTAATATCCCACGATCCATAACACTTTTTGGAGGAAAAACAAATACTGTCATTCCAATGTCTAAAAAGGAATTTAGGTGGGAAGATGTTGCTGGTACAAGAATAATTGATAGAGCTGATACAGGATCAACAAACATCCATTTAGCAGTAGATGAATGTGTAAAACAACTCGATACAGTTCGAGCTGAAAGAAAAATCCTGCTCATTCTGACTGACGGAGGTAGTGATAAAAGTGCACTAGAAGAATCATATAAAAAAGCACAAAGACAAAACATTGAATGTCTCGCAATAACAATTGATAATTCTGGTAGAAATGCAAAGTATCTCCTTATGAGTGAAGTATTTTCTGAAAAGAATAATGTTCAAATCAGTAGTCGAGACCATGCAGACATTGGTAATGCATTTATAAGAATCTTAAAGGAAACAATTACAGCAAGTTCATGAAAAATATAGACAGGCTCGCACACCATATGGTCAAACATGGTTCAAAAGGAATCATGATCCATGAAATACCGGGTACGAGTAACTGGCTTATTTGTCAATGCATCTCCCCCAACAAATGGATACTGACACTCGGAAGTCCTCTCGGTAATGTGACACACAACCTAGGTACTATAACAAACAAACAGTACCTAGATTTGTGGAGAGAACTCATCGCAATTAAATTCGAAAAAACAACAGACAACGTCGAAGCTGCACATCAATTCAGAAAATTCATTAAAAACTTTATTAAAAGCTACACTTATAACTATGGCCACTTCATTAACAAACATTCCATAAAAAAAAAGTTAAAACTAAATAAATAGACTATAAAAAAGCCAGCTATTACAAGCTGGCTTTTTTCATGTCACCAACAGTTCAGACTAACTCGCTTTACAGACTGACAAGAAACGTGGGTTGAGGTTTTTCCGAAACTTAAGGTTTTTTACGCCTACCGCTTTTATTTATTTTGATTTTTTTCCTAAACGGAATATTCACCTTATCCCTACGATGATTTCTCTCACGAAACACATCAAAATACTTCTGATTATCAAGAAGCAGTTTATACGAAATTAACCGCTCATGTATCCGCTTTAACGTAGCCAAATCATCAACCTTACTAAAATGAATTTCCATTCCAAAAGTTGATTCAAGCCACGAATATGCCATCGCACGGGCATCATGTCCAAAACCCCAAATCTCCTCCATTAAAAAATGACAGTCCCGCTTCAATTTAAATACTGAATCATCCATACTAATTTACAGATCACCAATCGTCTTCGTCCTTTGATTCGGCAGGGGAATTAACGGAGTCTCCCTTCTGGCTTCCTGTCGCATCAAAGAAATAACGACCGAACTCAAAATCGAATAATGCACTCACCGTTGTTCCAGTCTTTCTGTTTTTAACGAGCCATACTTTTGCCTTCTGTGTTGCAAGACCTGAATCATCTTTTTCACGAGCTATAAAAAATACTGTATCAGCCTCCTGTGCAATTCCCAGCGAATCACGAATATCATTCAAATCAGGAGTCTTCGACATCGTCTTACGGATATGAACCGGCAGGAGAATAATCAATCCGTGTTTAACGGCAAGCTTCTTTAACGAGCGTACTGTATTGGTTACTGCATCAGCGGCGTTCGCATAATTACCTCGGGGCGGTTTCAAGAATCCTAAGTGGTCGATACAGACAACTTTTATCCCCCACTTGACAATAGCTCTTTCAATCACTTCAATAAGCCAATCCATGTCACCAGACTCGTTGAACCTCGGCATGTATATCGGAGTGTCGACTGTGGCTCCCATACCTTCGAACTTTTGCCACAAAGGTTTTGCTAGAACCTCATATGAAAACCATAAAGAAGGGAGTTTTTCCCGTTTGGATTGACCCCCAGATGAAAGAGTTACTGACCAATCTTGAATCAGGGTCGTCTTACCGTGTCCTGACTGCCCAGCTACGACGATCACTTCACCCAGAGAAAAACCACCCAAAAGTGCGGTATCGATAGGGGGCATGTCCAAAGGATATGTGTGTTCTGAATCAATCACCTGAGCCGCTGCCACTTCTGAAGCGTGCAAAGTTTCTTTTGGATCAAGTTCTGGATCAACTTCTTCAGGTGCATCAGAAGTTGAATCTTCAAACTGATGCGGTTTAATTTCTCGTTTTTCTGGTGCAGGACCCCATGTCTTTTCACGTGAACCATATGACGAATAATCCCGGCCTCCAGGATTCTGTTGAACCTCCCGCTGGCCAATCGAATTCCAAATCACCCGTAACTCATACGGTGAAAGCGGTGGAACATTCTTCATGTTACCTTGCTCGAACAATTGCCAACCAATGCTCGCCCATAAACTTTGATGCAGTTTTGCGTGCAAAGCCCCAGCGAATTTTGTCATCGCATCATTTCTGCCACCCTCAGATTGACCTGAATATTCGGTCGTATCAACGCTGACTTTTGGGTATTGAGTCTGACCTGAATTGGCATACCACGGTAATTCCTTCTTTTTTGCTTCAAGGAAGGCCTTCTTAGTGTCAGGATGCATCTTTCCTACAGGAAGGTCGTTTAAAGCCTTGTAGGCCCCTTTTTGAGTGACTGACGGTGGTGCTACAACGTACCCCCCTTCGGATCTTTGGTCTATAAACGGGAAGACTCGTACAGCATTCTTGAATTCTTTTTCATATTTCAGGTACACATGAATTCCTCCCCCACCAGTTCGCACTCGGAATGTTTCGTCTTTAACGAAGTCCAAATCACCCTCTGCCTCAATGTCGATCACCGTCAAATCAGATATTTCACCAGTCACAATTCCAATTTGTGCATCAGGGAAATCAGTGAACCACTTAACCAGTTCGTCTGGAGTGGCTCTTTGAGTCTGATACAGCTTCCACGGAATTAACGGGCGTTTATCAGCACCGACAGGAATCACAGAATATCCACGTGCTGAATACGCTAGTGCTGTTGGGAGTAAATCTTTCATAATATTTCTTCATTATCTTCTACAGCAGGTTGTACAAGCCTATGGTCTCTCTCGTTAAAAGTAATTACATGGCAGTATCCTGTGAATCTAGAAGCCAGTCGTTCTCCGAATGTTTCCTTAAATTTCTCTGGTGCCACGTTTGTTGTGAGAATAAACGGTAAAAAGTCATTCATTCGCTTATCAAGAAACATCGTGAGTTTATCCAACTCAAAATCGGTTTGTTTTGAAACAGAAACGTCATCAATCATAATTACCCCCTCGTACATCCCTGATTCGTTATTTAGTTTATCCCACATGCTTCCCAGTTCACCGTAAGAATCATGGGCAAATTCTTGACGCAATTCCTGCATTACCTGTGGGTACGTCGTCATGTACGCAATCATCTCTGGATTCTTCTCTGCAATCAAACGCATGATTGCGTATGCAGTATGCGTTTTTCCACTTCCTGCAGGGCCAGCAAGTATTATTCCAACAGTTTCATTTTCCTGTGGTGTCCCAAACATTGCTTCAAGGGCCCGTAGAACCTCAGCTTCCAAATATCCTAAATCGGACAATGACGCCTGCTCGAATCTTTCAGGTATTCGTGAATTGATTAGCTCTCTGCGTTTTTCCCAGACTTTATCAACAACGGCAGTACACAGCTCAATAGGCCTGCCGGGATTATCTCGGTGCATTCGCTCAATGCGATCATCCCTCTGTTCAAAATGATATAAGCTTGCCATATTACTTTTTTGGATGAGTTTTTTCCCACTCTTCCTTATCCTTCCTAACCCTTTCTTTTCCAGCATCAATAATTCGTTTCATCTGCACATCACTGTCAGCCCTTTGCTCTGGTGTGCTTATAGACTTCTGCGCCCACAAGCCAGCTTCTGTTTTAGAAACATACGCTTCAATCTTCGCAAACTGATACCGACAGAAATCAAACACCCCTCCTGCACCCGGTCTGAAGCGGTCAGATTTAGATGCGTGATACTTTTCAACAATCCGCTTGAGGTCATCGAAGCTAGTCGTCATCAAAACATTTTTTATTGCCGTGTGATATGCCTTGATAGCAAAAACATTCTTGGTTGCAAATTCGTTTGGAAAAAGTGGCAAGAACAATGTCAAGGAAGCAGTAACCAGTTCGTGGGGGATTTCGGATGGATCTTTGAACTTTTTAAAGGTACCCACTTGGTCAACGAATCGATCTGGTAAATCGACCATTTCATTTTGACCCGAAGGGGAAAATGAATTTTCTATATTGTTATTCTTACTAATTACTCTATTCTCTATCTCTAATCCCTTTGGGACACCTGAAAATATGGCTTGTTTAGAAATTTTAGGCTTATCCTCAGCCTTAGAATGAGACTTTTTTGACACTGTTGAGGTGTCCCATCGGGGATACCTAGGTGTCCCATCGGGGATACCTGCTGTCCCATTTGGGATACCTGAATCACCTTGTTGAGGTATCCCCTCGGGACTACCTGGTGTCCCATTTGGGATACCTGACGGCACTAAAATGTTACTCAAAATCTTCGCATCAAACACAGTTGGAATTATTTCTTTTCGTCTACTTTTTGTAGTTTCATCAAAAAAAGTTCGCATAATATACCCCCTCTGTTCAAGGTTGCCGAGTGACTTACTTATCGTATGTGAAGAGCTAAAAAGCACCCCTGCGATAGCAGTATTACTTGCAAAACAACCACCGCCATTGAGTTTTGAAAACCAATACACAGCCCCATATACCATGCGGTCTGTAGGCGTAAGTGTCTTATCCTTCACCAATTGGTACGGTACCTTGATGAATTCTGGTGTGAAAGTCTCTATATTTTTGTCTTTCATAATTTAATTTTTATAATAGAAAAACCCTGTGGTAGGGGCAGATTTCGCTCTCAGTCTACGACAACTGAGGAGATAAACCCGCAGGCCATCTCCAAATCCGCTCCCATCACAGGGCTCTTTACTTTATTTGGTTGTTGTTTGTCGTAGTTTTGAGTCATTTTTTTTCATATTATCTTCATCTTCTTTTGAACATCGTGAGTATATTCTTGGGTTTACTATTTGTCAAGCGAGGAGTTTGGATTGTTCATAAAACTCATAACCTCAGCCTTTAAAGCCTGCATGGCATTCACAAACATACGTGGTTCAACAGTGAGTCGACCCATGTTGTAATCGTTCTTGGCGTTCCTAAGGTTAACGTCGTCTTTGAATTTGAAATAACCAATCATTTTTGACTTCACCCCCTCTTGTTGGTAGTCAATTCCTAGGAGCTGAAAGTGCATTGTGACCAGTGTGGAGGCTAGGTATAGGTCACGTGTTGAAAAGATCTCTGTATTATTTTCGTCCATATATTTTTATTTTGTTTTTGTTAAGGTTCTTACAGTTTATCTAAGTCCTTGTATTTATTCAACTTGACAAATGGAAAGGAACGAGTATACTTCATATATATTAGGAATCCAAACAATAAATATAATATTATGAAAGACAAAGCTGAACTAAGGAAGATTTTTATAGGAAGCCACCCATCGTATGCACAGAAGTATATATTAAGAAACAACGGAAAGTTTCTGGATCCTCACAGAGAAAATGAAAGACGTCTGTTT